GGAAACAATTTTGTTTTTTGACTCTGATGATGTTATGTGTGAAAATATGGTTGAGGAAATTCTTAAGATGCAATCATTTAATGATTTTGTAAGACCTAAATATAGTAATTTTAATGGTGTAATACCTACTAACAACCCTGTAAATAAAGAAAAACTTTTTGGTGAAGGAGTGTTCTCAATTAAGAAATCACTGTTTTTATCGATGAATGGATTTGAGGGATGGAGAACCACTGCGGATACGGATTTTATAGGTAGGTTATATAAAAATAGTCGTAAGTCGATTAATACTCCTACAGTCCTATTTTATAGAAGACTACATCAAAATAGTTTAACTCAATCAAAACAGACAGGTCATGGGTCAAAAATAAGGTCTAACTATAATAACCTTATTAGAAACAAAAAAACCTTTGGTCCATTACCTTATTTATGTATCTCACCATTCTACGAAGTTTCTGTTGGTCATATTAAACCTATTAAACCTATTGAAGTATTTGACGAACTTAAACATAAAAAGATGGTGGTTAATGAGGTGGTAAAAAAAATTCTAAGTAATACCAATTTATCTAAAACAAATATTGACTACGATTTAATAAATAAGGTTACACAGAAACAAGGCGTTTATGTTCCTGTAAATCATATAAAACCTATTAGAGAAAATAAACCTGTAGATAGAACAAAGATAACGGAAATTAAAAAAGATTCGTTATCTTATCAAGCAAGAAATTTTGGTGACGTTAAAAAAAGTAAAAAAAGTTCTTCACCAAATATTTTTAGTGGTAATAATAAAAGAAAAGGTGGTCAGTCACTTTGATTACTTAAAAAAATATTCTTACCTTTACAAAAAATAAAAGTTATATGGTTCCGTAGTAAAAGGGATATTACCGTAGATTTCTAATCTTCTATTCCTGGTTCGAATCCAGGCGGGACCACTATTTTAATTTATATGGGAAGTCAAGATAATATATTAGAACAAGAGCATAATGAGTTCATTAATAACGAACTATTTTATCAAATGATTAAAGAGAAAATTGAAAATTCTCATTATCACAAATATGATGGGATTGCCCCTGAAGGGTTTATCATAATGCCAGAACAAACTTTAGAACGACTAAAAAACTTCGATTATTGGGAGGAATGGATACATGATTCAACAACTTTTAATAAAGATATGAAAGAGGATACAAAAAATATGTAATTTTTCTTGGATAGTCAAATTTTTTTTGTATCTTTGGTTTATGAAAAACATATTAGGATTTCTTTTTATTTCTTTTGGTGTTATGGTAGCGTTGAAAGAGGAGTACCATTGTAAAAATTACAGTGAGATATTTTCAAAAATGACTAGTTCTGAGGGCTCTCATAAGTCAGATATTTCGGTTAGGAACCAAGTTATTTATATCTCAGGGTTGGGTGATTTTAACCAATCTGATTTAGAAACGGCATCAAAAGAAATCACGGATGTTTTTGGGTTTAAGTGTGAAATTATTGACCCTATTAAAACTACCTCTAAATTATATGTCACTAATACTAATAGATTAGATGAAAATAAATGTATGACTTCACTTAATCCAAAAAATAAGACCGTATATATTACAAACGAATCTCTTAGTGTTAAATCTAAGAGAGGTTCGGCTAAAAAAAACGGAAAATTCATTATTATTACAAACGCTGAAAATAATGTGAGAAAAACCGTTCTTCATGAATTGGGTCATACTTTAGGAATGAACCATTGTAATAATAACAAATGTGTTATGGCGACTCGTAACTACGACTTATGTAATGGCAAATTTTGTAATAACTGTAAAATAAAACTTAAATTAAAATGAAACCTTTTGAAGATTATATTTTTTAAAAAAAATGTTGTGAATATCAAAATTAGTTGTATATTTGTAAAACAAACAAACTAAAACATATACTATGAAAAAAAATATTATGATGGTAATATTAGTAAGTACCTTACTGATTTGTACAACAACAAAAGTAAATGGACAATCCTTCAATAAAGAAACAAATTATAAACTGCAAATCAGTCCAACATTACTTGGAGCAATTGCCGGTGGAGGATTTATTGTGGCGGGAATACTAACAACTCCAGAGAAGAAATGGATTCCAGACAATACAAGTAACTCATCAACGTTCTATGGACAACAAGGACATTGGGGAAAACAAAAGATTTGGGAATCACAAAGTAGAATGGCAGCAATTGTGTCTGGCATCATGATAATGGGACTGTCTGTAACACTTAGTTTTTAAAATTGTCTGACAAAGACGGTGGTGGATGATTGGGGACATGGTCGGTAAGAAATTGGTGACCTGTCCCCGTAAAAAATAGAAAGTTCTTTAATAAAGATATTGAAAGAGTGGCGGAAAATAAAGACGCTCAAGCCGTCGCATAGTATCGGGGTTGTTGGATTACTACCCAACTATACGTGATGTAACCCGAGGCCGAAGTCCTTTTATGACAATGTGGGTGAGACCCCCACCTCTTTCACCTTATTGATAGTGGATTTATACGTTTAACAGATGTTACCATCGTCTAACGGTTAGGACTTCAGGTTTTCATCCTGACAATCGGAGTTCGATTCTCCGTGGTAATACAAACGAGTAAGAGACAAATCCTGTCCTGACCACACGTTTCGGTTAGTTTATCGAATAGTATGTCCAATACGATGAGAAACGGGATTAACTCCGTATGGAAACGTACATAAGCGTATAGGGAGAACGCTTGGGTAAGTCGGCCCGACCTCGTGAGGACGAAACGATTATTCCTAACCTGTAATGGGGACAACCATAATACCTGTAAGCTGGATAAATAAGGGTATTTTTAACTTTTAAATAAATTGTAAAATGGAAGATTGGAATCGTAATGAATGGCAAGGAAAACGAAAAGACCAAATTGAGTATTCAAGAATGGTAACTAGTATTAGCATGGTTTTAATTGTTGTAATTTTTTTGGTTTACGGAATTTGTTATCTTTGTGGTATAAAGTTATAATCACGCTTGGGTGGTGGAACAGGTAGACACGTATCACTTAAAATGATATTCCCATAGGGAGTGAGGGTTCAAGTCCCTCCCCGAGTACCAAGTTCGACCCCTACAGGGGGTACGAAACCGTGATAAGTTAGTAGATATGTCTGCACCGACTATCTTTAAAGAACGCAGGAAACGCGCAGATACCTGATGTCGCTAACCAATTTCACGGTAATATTTGGTAGTTCAAAAAACTATTACTACATTTGTAAAACAAAAAAATATAAAAATAAACTATGGAAAAAAATTTAAAATTATATCGTATCTACTTAGATGATGTTCGAACTCCTGTTGATATGGATAATTGGGTTGTTGTTCGTTCTTATGATGAGTTTGTGGAAAAAATAACTGAGATTGGGTTGGATAACATTTCTTTAATCTCTTTGGACCATGACTTAGGTGATACTGCGATGGCGGAATGGCATAAAAATGTTTACCACAACTACACTTTGAATTACGATAACATCACTGAAAAAACAGGGATGGATTGTACTAAATGGATGGTGGGGCAATGGATGGATGGTAAACCTGTGGTTGATGTGGTTATTCACTCAGCGAATGCTATCGGGAGTGCGAATATGCTGGGCTATATTAATAACTACCGTCACATTCATCGTTTACCACAAAATTGTGTGAGAGTACAAATTGAACATACTGTATAAATATGAATATTTTCTTTTTAGATTTTGACGTTAAAAAGTGTGCAAAATACCATTGTGACAAACATGTTGTCAAGATGATATTAGAAACCGCACAACTTTTATGTTCATCCCACCACGTAACAGGTGGGACCGCTCAGTACAAACTATCTCATAAAAATCATCCATGTTCAATTTGGGTTAGGGAATCGTTATCTAATTACCTTTACCTATGTGAATTAGGTTTGTCGTTAGGAGAAGAATATACGTACCGTTATGGTAAAAAACATAAGTCTGTTGAGGTGATTGAATGGTGTTTATCAAATAGGCCAAACATTAAAGATGTTGGTTTTACCACACCACCATTGGCAATGCCCGATGAATATAAAGTTGATTCAGTGGTGGAATCATATAGAAATTATTATAAAGGAGCCAAGTCGGAGATAGTCTCTTGGAAAAATAGAGAAATTCCTGATTGGTTTTTAGAAAAAAAAGAGTTAGATTTGTGTTATGATTAAAATACAAGGCGATAGTAAAGGACGTTTTCCAGATGTATGGGGGTTTTCGGACCCACATTACAACCACAAAAATCTTTGTCGTGGTGTAACAAATTGGCGTTTGCCTGATGGAACGGTTCCTATTAACCAAACTCGGGATTTTCCTGATTTGGATAAAATGAATGCGACTATTGTTAACAACATTAATGATGTTGTAATGCAAGATGATATATTGATTTGTCTTGGTGATTGGTCGTTTGGAGGGTACGATTCTATCAAAGAATTTTGGGACCGAATTGTTTGTAAAAACATTCACCTTGTTCTTGGGAACCATGACCACCACATCGATAGAAATAGAGATGGATGTCGAGGGTTGTTCAAGTCAGTAGAACACTACAACACCCTTACAATGGGTCAAAACACGTTCAGGTTGATGCACTACCCAATTAGTTCTTGGAATGGTCTTAACAAAGGTGTTATGCACTTACACGGACACTGTCACCTATTAACAAACATGAGATTTGGTGTTGGTCAACGTATGGATGTGGGGATGGATGGTCACCCTGAGTTCCGACCATATCACGTAATTCGTGAGATTGTGCCATTGTTGAAAGATAGACCAATCAAGTCTGATATTTATGATGACCATCACACAGATAAAATAATTAATAAAGATAAAGGATAAGAATATGAAACTTGATAAAGAAATTTTAATTTGCAGTTGTAATTCAACTGACCACCAATTAATTGTTCTATATGAACAAGAAGAGGATTCTCCATTGGTTTATTTTCATATTCATTTGAATGAAAGACCTTTTTGGAAAAGATTGGTTTATGGTATAAAATATATTTTTGGTAGAAAATCTAGATACGGGGCATTTGATGAATTTATCTTTAATCACGATGACGCTCACAAAATTGAGAGGATTTTAGAATATTTACGTGATGAAAAAACCGTGTAAAGAATGTCCCCACCTTATTCGTAACCGTCATAACGATACGATAGTAGAGTTTGCGGAAAGAACAGGGAAAAGTCATAACTGTCACATGACCAAAGGAAAGAAAAATTTGTGGGATGTTACAGATAAAAAATTAGAGTGTTACGGTAGTAAAAAAGTAAAAAATGGAAAGAAATTTAGCGAGTATTAGAAAAATAACAAACATTACCCCAATTGATGGCGCTGACAAAATTGAATTGGCAACTATTGACTCTTGGAAAGTTGTTGTTGCTAAAGACGCAAATCATAAAAGTGGTGATATGGTTATCTACTGTGAAATTGACTCATTCTTACCAATCAGAGATGAGTTTGAATTCTTGAGAAAAAGTTCATACAAAAAAATGGGTGACCAAGAAGGTTTCCGATTAAAAACTATTAAACTTCGTGGTCAAGTGTCTCAAGGTTTAATTTTACCTATTGTAGTATTAAATCCTCCTGACACAAACATTTACGTAACTCCGTTTGAAGGATTGGATGTGACTGAAATGTTGGGGATTGTTAAATACGAACCACCAATCCCTGCTGAGTTATCAGGTAAAGTGAAAGGTTTATTCCCTTCTTTCTTACGTAAAACAGATGAGGAAAGAGTTCAGAATTTAACAAAAGAATACGAACAATACAAATCTTTAGGCCGTAAATTTTACGTAACCGAAAAATTGGACGGTTCTTCAGCAACATTTTACTACAAAGACGGTGTATTCGGAGTATGTTCTCGTAACTTGGAATTACTTGAAACTGAGGGAAATACTTTTTGGAAAGTTGTTCGTGAATTGGATTTGGAAAATAAAATGAAATCTTTGGGTAAAAACATTTCAATTCAGTCAGAACTTATTGGAGAATCGGTACAAGGAAATCCATATAAAATTAAAGGACAAACTATAAGATGCTTCAACCTGTTTAATATTGATACTCAGGAGTATTATTCATTAACTGACTTTAAAGATACTGTGGAGATGTTAGGTTTGAAAACCGTACCTGTGTTAGACACTAATTTCAAACTACCTGACACTATTGATGAGTTATTAAAATTTGCTGATAGTAAATCGGAGTTAAATACTAACTACGATAGAGAGGGTATTGTGATTAGAACCTTAGATAGAAAAATCTCATTCAAAGTAATTTCAAATAAATTTCTTTTAAAATCGGAAAATTAAGAGTACATTTGTAATATGTTAGAAAAATTAAATGAGTATTTTGAAAAAGGGTTGGTGTACAAACAAGTACACCCAACTCTTCCTTTGACTATATGGAATTATACTGAAAAAGTACAATACGAAGGATTGTGGGACGAAATAACTTTACAAACTCGAGGACTTGTTACCGATGATGAAGGGAATGTTGTTGCTCGACCATTCAAGAAATTCTTTAATATAGAAGAGAAAAAATTCACCGCAACTGAAGAGTTTGAGGTGTATGAAAAAATGGACGGTTCATTAGGAATATTATTTTTCTATGAAGGTAAATGGATAGTTGCAACCCGTGGGTCTTTTACTTCCGACCAAGCGGTAAAAGCTCAGGAAATACTCAAGTCAAAATATATAGTTGAGTCAATACCAAAAGGGTACACTACTTTATTCGAAATAATATTTCCTGAAAATCATATAGTCGTTGATTACGGTGATGAGGAGAGTTTGGTAGTTTTAGGTATGACTAGCAGAATGTCAGGTAAAGAGATGGACTATGATTCATTATTGAATGTTCATAACGAATCAGGTATGTCCGTTGTTAAAAAATACGATGGTATCAATGACTACAAACAACTTAAAGAAATGGTTAAAAACGACCAAGAGGGGTTCGTAGTGAAGTTCTCCAATGGGGATAGAGTCAAAGTTAAAGGTGTTGAGTATCTTCGTTTACATAAAATTATGGCTAATTTATCGACCACTGCGGTTTGGGAAGTTTTAAGTAATGGTGGAGATATGGAAAATTTATTAAAAGATGTTCCGGACGAATTTTATAAAAAAATTAAAACTTATGTTCAAGATTTAAAATACGGATTCTTTCAAATATCTGAACGAGCTGAAAAACTTCACGATGGGTTTCGTTATGGAAAATATGGTGATAGAGATTCAGAACCAACAAAAAAAGAATTTGCTGAGTTTGTATTCAATCAAGATAAAGTCTTACAACCGGTCATGTTCTCAATGTGGGATAGAAAGCCATATGACCATATAATATGGAGAATAATAAAACCCGCATTTAAAAAACTTTAAAAGTATGACGTAATGTCGTACTTTTTTTGTTTTACAGGTATTTATTAAGAAAATAAAAACTTAATAAATTTATATTAATGTCAAACGAAGTAATTATTGCCTTTATAACAGGGGTATTAGGACCAATAACTCTATTATACGTAAAAAATATTTTAAATAAAAGAAAAGTCAAACCTGACATGGTGACAGAAACGTTAAAGGTAAGTGAATTAATTACTACTAAAATTGACCATATTAAGGAGGAGTTTAAGTCCGATAGAGTATGGGTAACTCAATTTCATAATGGAGGACATTTTTACCCAACAGGTAAGTCAATGGCAAAATTCAGTGTCATATACGAATCTGTTAATACCGGAGTCGGGTCAATTCAATCAGGATTCCAAAACATACCTGTAAATCTTTTTTCCAAATCAATAAATCAATTATTAGAAAATGATGTTATTGAAGTTTCAGATTTTAAAGATGAAACAATTGCAACATATGGTTTAAAATACGCGGCGGAAGAGTCAGGTTGTAAATCATGTTATTTATTTTCAGTTAAAACTATTGATGGGAAATTCATTGGGACACTAGGTTTAGATTTTACAAAAAGAAAAACTGCCCTTGATATAGAGTCTATTAATCGTTTATTAGTACACGCAACCTCAATCGGTGGAGTTTTAATGGGACATTTAAATAACCACTAATAGAATTTAAACTATTTATTAATATGAAAAAAATTATTAACGAAAAAACTGTTACCGACTTAAGAGCGGAGATAACTAAACTTGGATATTTCGAAAAAAACGGGCAATTAAGTTCTGCAGGAGTGTTAAACGATTACTTTGTGGGTATTCTTTCACATCTAATTAATGAATGGAAAACACAAAACAAAAACTTATGTAAATTAACCTTTACTGCAGGTAATGATGTTTCTCATAAAAAGGGGAACTCAAGACATCCTAAGGGAGAGGCGGTTGATGTTTTATTAGGAACTGAATGTCGTTCAAATTTCATACAGATATTAGAAAAATATAAATCCGCTTATTTTGGATTTGCATATATAGACAAATATACTAACCCATCAAAAGGGGAGACAGGACATTTTCACATATCTTATCGACAAGGACTACCTGAAGGTGGTAAAAATAATAAAGAGGATGGTGATGATGAAGTAGAAGTAAAATCCCCAACAAAATCAGATTCATCTGGAGTTTCTGTAACAACAACAACAACAACAAAAAAAAGACATGATGTCTATGGAGGACTACTAAATACACTAGACATTAAGGATAAGTCCGGTCAAAGTGCTTTAATGAACGCGGGTAAAAGGGCTTGGGCTGAAACAGGCGGAAAAATTCAAAACGCTTTGGCGGAATCTACAGAACATAACTCAAATAATCTTAATGAAGAAGTTAGACGAATAAAAAAAATGATGAATTTATGAAACTATCAAATCCGATACCTAACGGTAAAATGTCAAATTCTATGTTATCGAAAACAGTGGAGATTTCTTCCTACAATTCTAACACAATATTTAGCCCTGCCCAAGGAACCATAGTATCTTCAGATAAGTTTAAATGCGGTGGAAATATTAAGATAGAACATTATATTGATGGTAATACTTACTACTCTAATTTTTGTAACGTTAATAGACTAATGTCATTTACAGGTAATCAAGTTAGACAAGGAGAAATAATAGGAACAGTTGGAGATTCTCCAATTGAATATTCAGTAACAGATAAAGGTGGAAATAAATTAGACGTTAGTAAATTTTTATCGGGAGGATTTGAGCCCGCAAAAACCAAAGAGACAACTAAAGAAAAAAAGAAAGAGGATAAAAAAACCGATTACGAATTTAAGAAAAGAATACCAAATCCTTTTATGGACGTTCTTTTATCACCATTTTCACTTATTACTAAGGCCTTTACTAAAGAAAGTGTTATCATGAACAATAATCTAATTAAAGAAGAAATTAATAAGATTAAAAGGCTTATTAAATAAAAAAATCCCCTTATTTCTAAGGGGACTAAACCAATTACTTTGTTTTTACTTTGTTTTAACTGTGTCAACTGTTTGAGTTACCACAGAATCAACGGTGTTAACTAAGACAGAATCAACTGTTGTTGTATCAGTCGCTGGGACTTCACTTTTTGGCGCAGACCCACCACATGATGATAACATTACGCTACCTGCAATTACTATTGCGAAAATTACTTTTTTCATAAATTTATTGTTTTTTATTTGTACAATAAATAGGTGTTTATTCACGATAAGTCAATTTATTAGTTGTTTTTTTAAATTTATTTTTTAGAAAAAATAAATCACAGGACTTGTCAGATAAGATTTTATTATTATCTTTGTAAAACTTTTGAAAGAAAAGGAGATATTTATACAACACCCTTTTTATTTAAATAAAAGTTCTTTTAAAATTTGACAAATTATTATCCATTTAGTATACTTGAAGTATGAATAATGAAAACAAAACAGTAACAATTGAAGATAACGTAATGTATTACTATTACGTGAGTGGTGTAAAGTATTGGACTCCAAGTTCAGTTTTCGCACAGTCACGAGCAATATTCTACGGTGACGAAAATGTTTACGTTGAAACAATTAATTAAAAAAAGATTTGGTAGATTGAAAAAGTTTACTTATCTTTGTAAAAGAAATCAGGAACGTCTGATTTAGTTCTTTGAAGAAATTGGTTATAGAAACAGTCTAGGTCCGTAGGGCTACTGTTGTGTGTGAGGAAAGTGACTACGGGACAAACATTTAACTGTATGAAACAAAGCAGAAGTCCTTCGCATTTAAAGTGTAAATGAAATATGTTACCGCATCAGTTATTATAACTAAAAAAAGATTTGGTAGATTGAAAAAGTTTACTTATCTTTGTAAAAGAAAAGAGATAGACAAACATTAAGATACAAGTCTCAAAAAAAAATTAAAAAAGATTTGGTAAATCAAAAAACTTTACTTATCTTTGTAAAAGAAATCGGAAACGTCCGAAAATGTTCTTTGAATTATTGTATTATCCAGATTAGATGAAAGTAAATTCTTCGGAATTATGATAGTCTAACAAATGATAATCGGCCGTGTATGGTCGTTAAATAAACCACGAAAGTGGGATAAAGTGAATCTGCAAGTGTTAGTAGGTTCGCGTCTTGGGAAACTGAGGTCGAGTACACAAGTGGGATATCATCCGACCTTTAGTACTGAGGGCGACGCTTTAGGGAAAGTGGTTGGGTGGAATGGCAATGTGGATTGTCAGTCTGAGGAGGGAACTCCAATAAGAATTACCCATAGGTGTCAAGCAAAAAATGTGGTTTCCAATTACATGATTGCGGGTACCAATATAAGAGAGAACTTAAAACCGAAAGGTAAGATAGAGAACAAGTGGTGTTGCTACTATCCTTATTAAAGACTTACCAAAGTCTTGGTACGAAGTAATCTTAAAATATAGAGATGGGGACATCTCACAGAGTAGTTTGGTATATCGGTTTCCAAAAGAAAACGACTCCTTTAACGGACCACTACTTTGATTCATCCACACACGTAACTTATACTAAATTAAGTAAAATTAACTAAAAATAAGCAAAAGTGTCCGTTAGGTATCGGTGAAAGGTGACTACATAGTAATGAGCCGTTCATTGCACATGAAGACCGCAAGTCTGAGTGTATTCTTACCAAAAACCTCTATTCCCATAAGGAAAAGTCGGGGAGGCATCTTCGAAGAGAGTTGAGTAATGAGAGAGTAGCTGATATCTCAAGAAGTGATTGGTCTAACCAATCGTCACTGAGGAATACTTCCCAAAAAGAAGTGGATATGTGGGGAATTAATAATCCTACTAAAGTTTCTCATAAACAGGTGTAATCTCAGCCTTTTTTATAGCCAAATATTGTGGGATAGAGCAGAGGCAGCTCAAAAGGCTCATAACCTTTAGGTCGGAGGTTCGATTCCTTCTCCCGCTACTAAGTGACTCCGTATGTGTTTTTTTAAATCATAACACCCACCACGAGTTTAAACTGATGGAGACATAATGATTTGGGTGTTTGCGTGATTATCCTATCTTTTGACAACACGATTCTTCCTTATAGAAAGTATAACAAGTGATTAAGTACCGATATGTCTTTGACAAGACAACCTGAGGTTATGATGGTAAAAACTAGTTAAGACTGTTTTTAGGATGTGGATTTTGTTATAACCACACACCATTTTTAAGTCTTTAAATTAAAAAGGGTAGTAAACATACAGACGTTCAGGTCGTACACCAGTTACAACTCACGATAGAAGTTGGATAGAGATTTCACTAATCACTACCTCGGGTTAAACTTACCGAGTGACAAAGTTTAGGCTAAAAGTGGGAGATTTTGACTAGCCGTCTTAATCTCCCCTTTTTTTATTTCCTTTAATCAAAAACTCCATTATACTTTAATACCCTTGAGGTATAAAAAACAAAATCTTAAAATAATGGAAACATTTTATTTTACTTTAGGTGTCCTTTCGATTGTTGCAATAATTTTCATTGTTGCTCTTGTTTGGGGGTTAGTTAAGGTTGTTAGAACAAAAAAAGATTTGGAAGATTTCAGAATATCTTATGAGAGGGATTTAGATTCCAACCAAATAAGATTAGATGAGACTAGACGTGAATTCGAGACCACAGTAGAACATCTCTACAGACGTATCGATGAACTTCATCAGGAATCTAAAAGTCATACTGACAAACGAGCTGACCAACTTAGACAAATTTTGACAGAATCAAAATCCTAAAAAACAAAAAACCCCATCCTAAAAAGGTGGGGTTTTTTATTTATTTGAATATACCAACATTTCTACCTCTAACCCACCCATCGTTTAAATATGGGTTAATCTCAGTCTTTTTAATTTTTTTATTTTCGTTATTTTTAGTTATCCAACAAGTCCCGTATTGTGAATTTTTAATACCAATACCGGTCCCTTTCTTCACTTCACTCATTTTTTGTTTAGATTCATCTGTGTGAGTTTTCCCATTCCAATGGTAAAAATATTTTTTTTCTCGTTTACCTTCAAGAACTTGTTTTTTATAAGCATTACTTAATTTTTTTGAAAACTCTTTCCGAAATTCTTTATCTTGCATTTTTTTTAAAAACATTTCATTACCGGATTTAGAACATTTTAATCTATGTTCTTCAGAATAAAATGTTCCTCCGCCATAACCACCTGATTTAAGATTTATACAATTTTCATCTAATAATAAATCCGTATTAACAATTTCAATTTCACGTTCTTTTAAAGATTCTCTGTTAGGTAAAAACTCTAAAATAATTTTAGTGTGTTTATCCTTACCATACTTTCTAATTGAATATCTTAATCTTTTACCACTACCCATATACCCATCCTCTAAATTAGATGTACTGTGCATTCCAATATAGTATTTTTGATTAAAATTACAAGTGGTTTTATAGATATAGTGGATATGAGGTTTTTTTCTCGGCATTTTGTTCTTTTACTATAAATATCTCAAAATATAGTAAAAGAACAAAAATGTTAAGTGTGGAGATAGAGGGAATCGAACCCTCGTAGTTGTCCATAATGACTATTAAGTACT